CAGAAGGCATCCCTGCCTTTTTCTGAAACACCGTACCGAGGGAGGAAACAATCCACGAATTCACCAAATTCATGGTCCAATTTTTCACTCTCACTTTGTTCTCTAGAGTCTTGTCCTTCTCCCGAAGGCAAGTCCAACAGAACTCGGCAACCGCCCAAAGCAAAAAGGCGTGCAACGATGCATCATACTGAGTCTCGTCCAACTCATACCCATTGGGGTGGCGCTCCAGCTTTGTGATCAACCGGTGCCACCCACCTCGAAAGATTGTCAATCCGACCACTGATGCGGTCTGGAGGTGAGAACTATAGAACTTGTCGTTCATATCTTCGAAAAGGCGCCGTCCGTGAACAGTGTACTCCACTGGCCCCGCCGTGAAAGTCCGTTGCGAGTTTGCAACCAACTTCTCCCATGGCCTGAGCTCCTCTTTCAAGGAATTCCCAAACAAACAACGCCAATTCGGCTCTGCCAACGCTAACCAGTCGTTCTCCAACCATGGTCGCGCACCTTCCCACTCGAAGAACTCCTTCTTCCCGTGGAAACGTTTCGTCCAAACGATTCCGGCAGATGTACTCATGTCGAGTCCCTCAATCGCTTCCTCCTGCGTCAAGACTAAAGAGTCACGCATATAAGGACCAAACTCCTGGTCCAAAAAGGAGCGAGCCATGGCAAAGCATTCCAAATCCGTGTCATCCAAACACGGTGTTGCTTTCTGATACTTTGCCATCGACATCAGCGACGCTCGCACATTGGGGTTGGGTAACCCATAGGCCGTACTTTCCTCCAAAGCTTTGGGGTACTTTTCCAGCACATCGAACACAAGCTCTCGGCGATTTTTGTACGCCACAGAACGGTTCAGGGTTCCTACAGGGGTGAGCATCCAAGGGTCCACATACTCATCAAGCAAATCATTTTGCTTGATGAGGTCCGAAAACCGCTCTGTCGGCGGTTTCTGACACTTTGTGTAAACACCCTCTCGAAAAGCTCCCTTCACGTTGACACAGCCAAGGGCCATTCCCTCGGTTGTTGGCATCATCATTCCTGATTCTGAC